CACGAACTTCGCCTTTCTTCATACGCGTGTCCAATTTATTCAATTTAGCCTGTTTTCTTTTAAGCATAGCCAACATTTGTGAGAGCGTCTGAGCGTATTGCACTTGTCCATTCATCTGAAAGTTTAATACAACGCTGCTTGATTGTTCTGCCATTTATCTTCACCTCATTTCTTTACATAAATGGAGTTTGATCTAGTGTATAAATTGTTTTGGTTTCTTCTTCATTGAGTGCTTTCGGATGGTTATATCTCAAATGCATGATGTACTGTTTCATCAGATGATTTGGTGTGCTTTCGAAAAAGTCCGCTCTACTCCAATTAAGTAACGTATTTCCCACATAAAAATAAAAATCCCAATCTAATGTTTCGGATTGGGATTGTAAGCGGTCAGTAAATACGTTCTTTACTTTTTTTCAGTTTTTAGTTTCTCCATGTCAGCTTGTTGGAAGTTTTGGTTGTTGAAAATTCCGAGTGCAGTTCGGAAAATAGCGGGTAAATCAGTTAGTGGGATGGATGTTTCAATTTCGAATGGTGTGCAGTCAGTGCCACCCGATTTAATCATTGCATAAATCAAGGCGTTCATCAGTTTCACTTCTTTTTTACCAAGTGATACCTGTCCGCTTTTCATCATTTCGTTAATATCTTTCTCGAATGCACCGTACTCTTTTCCATACGCCTCTTCGATGAATGGGAATGATTTAAAAGTAAAAATAACCGGAATCTCGACACCTTGAATTTTGATAGTATCTTGGTTAATTTTCACGTTGATTAAATCGCTAAGTTTCGTCAATTGAATTTCCTCCTCGACTATTGTTTATGTCAATGTTTCGTCTTCTGTTGGATCGTCCACAGATGAAGGTGAGACAGTTGTATATTCATCATCATTATCTGCAGAGAACGATTGCTTGGGTCCCCCTGTCAACCTAGTAACCGTGACAATAGGGTCAACCGGGAAACAAAGTTAAAAGTTGTGATTCGTCGCAAATAACTTGTTCCATGAATTTTTCAGCTGTGATTCCTGTTGCACCTTCACGCGCGCTATTAAAGTCTACTTTAGTTACGTCATTGAATAGTAACGGTGATGCAGTCATTACTAACTGCTGTGTCGGGATAGTTGTTTCCTCGGTGCTTGTTGTATATGTTTCCTGTGGTGGCGTAACCTGTACACGCGGATACCAACGAGCTAGTTTATCACTATCTGTATTCAGTGGAGCAACAATTCCAATCGCGATATATGGATATTCTTTTGCTTTAGCCGTTTCAAACACGATACCCTTTGTTTCTAAATAGCCCATAATCTTGTCCTGGACTTCAATCGGCAAAGCAGGATAATCGAGAGTCAATGTGAATGTACTGTTTTTAGTAGCGTTTACGAACATTTTATTTGAGGCCCATTTAACCGCGCTTGTTTGGTTCCCCGCAATCCCAATTGTTTCAATCGTAGGAATTCGATAAATTTCCTCGTCATAAGTCGGGATTTCTGTATCGTTATCTTTTCCGCCTGTCATAATAGCGATATATAAGTCTTCTACCCCAACTGGATATAACATTTCTTTTGCTTTCATCATCTATCATCCTTCCATCTGGTTAATAATTTCACTAAGCATTATTTCTTGTATGTTACCCATTTCGGAATCTATTGTGTTGCGAACAAAATGCGTCCCTGCAACTCTACCTTTTCCGCCCGCTTTTTTATGGCCATGTTCGGCTAAAAACCAGTACCATGCATCTTTGCCAAATTTCACGGTCACTCTATCGCCATCAATAATGACTTCTAAGCTATTACGTAAATGGGTTTGTTTGTTTTTGTTAGAAAGAGTAATTAGCGGTTTCATCTTTTCGACAAAGTAGTCAGCAGCGTCTTTCAACACATCCATTTGGACCTCTTGATTTACGTTTAACAAAGTCCTTATTTGATTCATGCCGTCCGCAAATCCGTTGTTGTTGGTCATTGGACACACCTCACATTTGTGATGTATTGTGTGACGGTACTGTCGTTCTCGTCGTATGGACCACCAATAAACATTCCATATTCTACTTCGTGCGTATTAAAAACAGTCTTTAATGGTTCATAATCTGATTCAGTACCTGTTGTGATAACGGCAATCTGATAGAGTGGCAACGACTTAATAACTTTGTTGGACACACGCCTATGCTGTTCGTTTACAAACTCGTAAACAATGTATGGGTACTTGGCAGTAGTCGGCGCACTATCGCGATAGACGGGGATACCAGACTCTTTCATGATGCTTCGCAATTGCTGTAGGTTAATCTGCATATGATAAACTCATTTCCATTATTCGTCCGTGTTCTTTAACATAAATGCGTTCAATATTGTAAATACGTTCATTGATTTCTACACGGTAATCCTTTTGATTCGTTTCGATATCACGGTCAATACGCATCTCGACTTTTTTCACAACTTCATTGGTTGCGCGTTCTGCAAATATTTTATCCGTGGAGGTCACACCGAGGTTATTGTATTTCATTTTCCGTTCGAATGGATAACCCATGACAACACGGTCCGTATCGGGATCTATATATTCACCAAGTTTCAGCAAATCAGCAACCCATTTAAGGTTGTTCGTCTGTCTCGTCGCCATCAGCAAACGCCTCCTGGACAAAGAATGGAGTCATGGCATCTAGCGCTTCACCGAGTTCTTTTTCAGCGACTCGATATTCATAAAAAATACCTGCAGTCATGATAATCAGATATTCTGTTTGTTTTCCAGTTGCCGTTTTCACATAACTTTTAGCTTGTGACAAATAAAAAGAGAGCATGGTATCGTCCATGCCCTCCTCCCAGTGAATGTGAGACTTTAATTTTTCGGTTAAAGCGTCCACAATATCACTCCTCTTATTCTGTTGCTCCAACTTCGTAACGGTAAACAGCTGGCTCCATTGGAGAGTAAATCAGTTGACCGTCGAGAATGTTGTAGATTTGGAAACCGATTTTATTTTGCGCCGCGTACGATTCAATAAGGCGTTGAATTCCTAATTGACCTTCGACATCTTGAATGTGGAAGGCTGAGAAATCACCGAAGTAGAATACTGGTTTCGTGCGGTCTGTGCCATCTACTGCGTCAGTGAATTCCAATGCGTGCCCGAGGAATTTGTATCCGATACCGTCAACCGCTTCGTGCAGCATCGGGCGACCGTTTGCATCTGTCATATCCTCAAGAATCGTTAGTGCTGCACGGTTGATAATCCACATCGCTTTTCGCAGTACCGCCGTAACGGGTTGCCCTTTAAATTTAACAAGCTGAGAATAAAGCTTTTGCGACCAGCCATCCGCATTCAAATCAATTGGCGTAGATTCATAATAAGCTACTGATTTCTTCGCAAGTGAACCAGGGTTCTCGTTGCCGACGTCATCACCTTTGAACATGTAATTTGTTTCTTTTTCCACGTATGCTTTTTTCAATTCATCCACGACTACGTCTTCGATTTTAACGCCGCTCATGCTGATCAATTTCTTTGTAACGGTTGCAAGTGCATCAAATTCAACTGGCGAGAGCATGATTTCATCAAATTCAATTGTCGTTTCCGGAATATCAGTAGTACGTTCTTTCTTACTTACGTTAGCCGTTGGTTTCTTCACAAGTACCGGGAACTGCATATTGGTAGTCGTCTTGTGGTGTGTACCATACTTGCGCAACAGATTTTCTTCCTGGGCATATGTGATGATTTCAGCGGCAATAACAGACGGCACTGTAACGGATCCGTTACCTGCTTCAATGCCAAGTGAGCGCGCTTCTGATTCGGAAATCTTACCAACTACAAAGTTAGCAAACGCAGACCTAACTTCGGCATCACGTTTTTGAGTTGATTTCGCATTGCGTGAAGATAGCGCATTACGAACTGCGGCAGAAGCAGCGGGATTCTTTTTGCTGCGTACGGGTGTTTTACGACCTTTTCCACGCTCTTCATCCGCTGCACCTTCTTCGTCTTCATCCGTCAACTCCACACCTTCAACAGTGTCGTCGATTTCTTCAACACTATCTAGCAATGCTTGTACTTCTTCTACTAATGTACCGATTTCATCTTGCAATTCCGTCACTACTTCTTCGTCAACGCTGCTACGCTTTTTATAATTTGCGCGTTTTTTACGTTTAGCGCGCAATAGCTGTTTTTTCAGTTTCATGCGTTCCTCATCCGTGGCAGCTTCATCCTCCAACTCTTCTTCAATTGCAACAATTTCTTCGTCGATTGTTTCAAGTTCATCGTCAATGACAACTACTTCTTCTTCGAGTGCCGCGACTGCATCAGTAAGCTCTTGGATTTCAGTTTGAAGCTCATCCACTTCCTCTTGTACTACCGCTACTTCTTCTTCACGAACTTCGCCTTTCTTCATACGCGTGTCCAATTTATTCAATTTAGCCTGTTTTCTTTTAAGCATAGCCAACATTTGTTTTTTATTCATAATCCGATACCCTCCAAGGTTTGATTTATTTTTTTTATTTGGTTTATAATTTTCATCCGTTTTTCGACATTTGCAGAAATTTCTTTACTGCGAACAACAGATGCTTCTGTGTCGTCATATGCGGGTAGTGACACTATCGAAATTTCAAAAAGCTCCACTTCGCTAATTTTTCTGTGAGCGGGTTCGACATTGTAATCCCATTCTTCGATTGTTGGATAAAAACCGAATGAACATTGATTGATATCACCACGTTCCATACTCACCACTAGATCGCGCGCGACAGAAGTGTCAGGTAATTCAATTTCGAATTGCAGCCCTCTGTCATCTTCTGATAGTTTCAAAGTGCCGCTTTTCATTCTTCCTAGTACGTTGTCCCAGCTGTGATTAAACAATGCGCGAACGTCACTTTCTGAAATAGCTTTCGCGAATGCGCCTGGTTCAATTTCTTCAGTAAACCAATCGCAAATTTCAGCCCGTGAATTAAATACAGCAGCATAACCACTTACGGTTACAGGTTCGTTTTCCAAGCCGTTTCGTGTAGTTAGATTTTTAATTTCAACTACCCGCGTCTCCATCTTTTTCGCCATCTTCTTTCTCACCTCCCTTCAAGGAATCGTCAGTCGCATTCTTCTTGCCGATTTCCGTCAAGTCGTTTGAAATGTAAATAGCCTGTGATTCTGGTGTATTTTGTTTCGGTAAACCTAAAAACTTGTCCGCTATTGTATCTGGACTAGCAATTCCTGTTCTACCAATATTGAAAGCTATATTTGTCTTGGTCGAATAAGTAACGAAATCAAGAATATCGATCTTGAATTTAATTCGTAGATCCAAATTTGGGCCGAAAAAAAGAAGACTCAAATGGTCTTCGAAGTTTTTCATTATCGGTCGTACCGCTTTATTGTATAAATACATCATCGCTTTTTCTAAATCCGCTTTAGTTAGCGCGGTGTATGTGTCAACGTTGATTCCAAGAAACTTGCCTAAATCTTTTTTGTAAACATTTAAGTAAGCGAGCGTCTTATCATCTTCAATCGGACTTTCCATTGCGGAGATTTCATAACCTTTTCCGAGTGGAATCATTTTCACTGAACGCGATTCATCAATTTGTTCTAGCTGATTCAACACCGCATTGATTAGCTTGGATTGCGCACCGTTCGCGGGGTTTATATGAGCATCCAGTTTGAGCAGGAACGCCATTAGTCCACCTTTTGAATACTTGTCAGTCAATACTTTTTCAGCGCTCATAACGCCTTCTAGTGTGCTCTTGCCAAGCTGCATTAAGCCGACGCCGTTGAGGTGATTTGTTCCCATGTTTTTAATGTGACGAATCATCGAGCCTGGTATTTCCTCGCCACCGACTTTAAAATGCTCAATCAGTCTGTCATCCAGTTCTGTATAAACATTAGTTGCTAAATGCAATTCATCCAAATCTAAAACCGGGAACACTTCACCTTGTAGCAAATACGTATTCGTCATTAATTTAATGAGTTCCGAACCTGTCAAATAATTATTTGGATTTCGCAATATTTTCAAAGCTGAATGGTTTTTAACTTCGTTCCCGTCGCCGTCTTCCACAATGATGTCTGCAAGCATCAACTGATTTGAAATATCTTGCATCAATTCATAAACGTCCGATGACTCCAAAATGTTTTCATCGTTTACATATCGCCCGCCGTATCGAATGGTACGACTCATTGCATCTGCAAACCATCCTCGCTTTTCTGCTTGCGTATATAAATAGTTAGAAAACCTATCTCTTAATCCCAATTTCTCACCTACTTTCAGTTACAACTTTAGCTACATTACCGAGCAGCAAACGGAGATGTCGGATCACTTCCCTATCTATAGATTTCAATTAGCAGGTCATCCATGCCGGTTTCGTCTACATCATCCAATAACATCATTGTTTCTTTATGAGCGACCAAAAAGGCCACAAACCCATCAATCTTTTTCTTTGATTGACGTTTAGACGGCCCTTTCATTCCATTCATATTTTTAACAACCACCATATTTAACGCGCAATATACTAATAGAGGATTATCCGTCATCAATCTTTTTTCGTAAAATAACATTTCGGCATCATCAATCATCGCATTCATGACATTTGGGTATTGGTTAACAACTATACATTCCAGCCCTAGATTCTCACACTTCTCTATAAGCTTTTGAGACATAGCGGGGTCATAATTTAGTTGTCGTACATCATATAACTCCATGCATTCCACGATGTATTCTAATACCTGATCTTGGTCAATCATTTTACCGTCGCAAAATTGGACGAATCCTTTTTCTACTAAATCAGTATACGGAACGTTATCCTCTTTTTCCCTAGTTTCAATATTTTCACTTGGGATGAAATACATTTGTTTTACTTTTAATATCGCTCTCCCTACTTCGTTAAAAGTCGGGAAATTTAAACTAACACAAGTTAAATCCGTAGTCTTTGATAAATCCAACCCGAGATAACAAGTTTCACCCGATAGATCCCCGAGGTCGTCCACAAGGATATGTTCTACTTGGTCCTGATCAAAATAGTTTTCAGCCGAGTTAACAAATACATCTAAATGCTTTGATAAAAATTCCGCTTTCTTATGTGCAGAACGTGCAGCAGAAATGAATTCGGTTTCGAGCGCACTCATGGTCACGGATACACCAATGTTAGGATTAACCATCATCCATACTTTTCTATCTGTCCAAACGTAATTCTTGTTAGGTTCATAAATCATGACGAAACTCGCATCGTTATCATCGTTTTTCAGAACTTCTTTTGCTTCACGATACACACGCATACCAACCGATGACGACCCTTTTCCCGCTGTACTAATATTAAACATGATTGGTTCATCGCGACTGATTTGAGCCGACTTAAAGTTGTCGTATTGCTCCATATTCTCCTGCGCATGTAATTCATCGTTTAATACAAAGTGTGGGTTAGATCCTTCTATTGATTGAATGTTTTTAGACATAACAATAAGCTGATTTTGAAACGCTAAATCATCGTGAATGTAATCATAAGTTACGGATGAAATAGAACCTTTCGGACCTTTGTAAATGTGGGATACTTCCAGTAAAGCTTCGTGATTCAGAATAGTAGCTGCAAACGGTTTAGCTGCATATTGAGCCTGGTTAAAGTCGGATGCACAACAATAGCAATCCGCACCAAGCGCTCCCTCTCCGTACATCGCATAGCCTAATGCTCCTACTGCAACAAGAGTTTTCCCGTTCTTCTTTGGTACTTGGATATAACTTTCGCGGATGACGCGGACAACATCGCCGTTTTCATTTTTATGGACCCACCCGTAAATATTCGAGAAAGCGAATAACTGCCAGTCTTCCAAGATCAACGGCTTTCCTGCTAAGTTACCCTTGACGTGACGGATGAAAGTCTGTGTCCAATCTAACATCTCATTTGCGCGGTCAACATCAAACCAAATGTCTTTGCGCTTTTTCCATTTGTAATATCTGTCTACCATCAACTTGATAGTGTCGGGATATTTCTTTGGATTCTTTCGTACTTTCTTCGCAAATAAATCAGCGTAATTTACGCCCTGCTCAATACTAGTCACATAATCGCCACCTCCTAAGTCGTCTTGCGCCACTTGGTACGGTGCGCATCCAATTCAGACACAACCGCTGTAGGCTTCGCCATCTCTGTATTCTTACCGACAGACGAACCACCAGTGACAATCCGGCCCGCTTTAGATTTGGATGAATTGCATTTAGCAACTAATGTTTATACAGAACTGGATGACAGACTGATTGAGCATTTTAAAGTCGGTGGCGAGGAAATAC